CCGGATGCGAACGCTCAGCAGGCTGAGTTCACTATGGCTAACGTTGCCCACAGCTACATCTCATTGCACTTGTTGCTATCCACTCGTTCCTCCTTCTTCGGTCTTAAGGACTGGAGGCTTAGACCTCACCTCCTTTCAGACTGGGGGCTTAGACCCCACCTCTTTAAACTTGGACTGGGCGCTTAGACGCCACCTCCAAACCACACTCGTTATAGCCGCTGGTTCGGCTTGCCGTCTCTTCACGCCCGGGATCGTTACTCGCCCGGGTTGGTTCGAACTTCCTTTGGGGCCATCCTAAGCGTTTCTAGCTTAACAGGAGGTATTCCCGGTTAACCCACATATCCAGAGGTGGGGACCGCAGGAACCCTTGCTGGACCACAGGGCGTGTTAGCTCGCGTTTCCACGAGGGCTACCCAAAGAAAGAACACGAAGTAGACCCGCGATTACTCCGGGAACTTACTGTCGATTCGGCAAACTTCTGCATCGGTGTCTAACGTTGCGACCCGACAGGGTAGAACGTTGGAATCATCGCACAAGTACGCGTGCTTCCTCACGCGTGACACGGCGCTACACGCGCCTCACACCTTTTCACAACCCTTCGCCGGAACGTAATCCGAGACAGGGCCATCACCATCCCACTCCGAGTATGCAGGAAGTCGTTCCCATTGATAGTCTTGGGTAGCCAAGACGTCCTTAAAAATGGGAATCTCCCTTCGACATACAAGAGGCCTCTTAAACCTCTCCTTCACCGACCGTCGAGTTACCTCTCTCCTACCAGTCAAACGGCTCCACCGGAACCGTTCACAGAACGTGATCTCAGGTCTCCTCACCCTCGAAAGGGCAAGGCAATACTGAATCGCGCTCGACTCAGAGCGAAACTCGACAGTCCACCTCCAGCTAGTCATCTGCAGGACAGATAACTCGGCGAGCTCGTCAGACACACGGTCCTGATCAATCATCTCGACATCCCCGGACGGGAGATGCACGTTATGAGGCACAGGAAGAACCGGAGTCTTCTCGATCTCGAGATCGGAGGGAAGGAGTCCGAAGATCCTACCCAACCTCCACGCCAAAAGGCCACGAAAGCCCAATTCGTCAAGCGTAAACCTAGTACTCCGAAGAGACGCCAGGTGCCATCGAAAAAAGACGATCCCAGCCCGATAGCGCTCATCGCCTCCGACGCTCCCTAAAAAGGACCGATAAGAAGCGCCAAGCGAGGTCGGGTATTCACAAGGGCGGAGCATTCCAAACCGAAGTGTGTGCGTCAACGCAAGGTACTGATCCTTCCACTCAAAAAGAGTAGAATTTAAAGTCCCAAACTCAGCAGACACTGAAGTCTTGGTTCGCTCCACTTCAAGACCCAATTCGGCTACAGTTGACATCCACTGCCGAGCAAAGAGCTCAGTGGATTGAAACAAAATGTCATCCCCATTGATAATCAAGGGAATCCTCCCCTTAACGCCATAAGTGTTACAGGCCCACCTAAAAGCTAGGTAATTCTGAAAACACAAAAGCGGAAAGGAAAGAAAAGAACCCATCATTTGACCGGTACTGACTCGAAAGTCAATCCCGTGATCAAGGGACCAAAGATTGGGGCGGAGCGAGACAAAAGCATGATCCCACACAGACTTCGGCACGAATGTCGAATTCTTGCGGGCGGCTTTCAAAATCTCCTCGGCCACCTCAATTGACAAATTGTCCGTCGCAGATTTGTAATCTCCGGACACCAACACACCCTTCTCACGAGAAAACCCCGCAGTCCTCAACTTCTCCCCG